ATACGGTGGTACATTAAAAGTAGTAAGAGCAGACAACTCTGGACTAAGAAACTCTTTTGTAGGTACTGCATCTAGTATTAAAATCAAGAGTATTGAGCATTATAATGAACTTGGTTATGATGAAAATGCTCTCACTAATGCAATCTTTTCTGCTAAGAATCCCGGATCTTGGGCAAATGGATTAAAGGTAGCAGTTATTGATGCAAGAGCTGATCAAATTTTAAGTGGTATTAATACAACAAATATCCAAATTGGATATGGTGTTACTCAATCAGTAGTAGGTAGACCCAATCCAGGAGCAGGATCAACATCCACTCTTGATGGGCATTTAAAAGGAATCGTAACAGAAATTGGGCAACAATCCGTTTCTGTAAAAGTTTTAAGTCACGTATCTGGTATTGGTACGGAAACTAACGTAGATTATTTGCAGTTAGGAACTTGGATTTTCTCTAATTCTGGAACCGTTGCAATTCATACAAATGGACAGTCAACTTCATTTGCAACTACATCTTATACATCAGCATCTGACTGGTATAATTTACAAACGATTGGATTAACGACTAATACTTCACAATCTACTCCAACTTCCACAATTTCTTGGAATGCTCTTGGACCAAAACCAGGAACTTCAGCATATGCCGAAGCAAGAAATTCAAGATTTGATGAAATGCACGTAGTAGTTATTGATTCCTTAGGAACTTTAACTGGAAACGCAGGTACTATCGTAGAGAAGCACTTAAATCTTTCAAAAGCATCTGATGCACAATTCTCTGTTGGAAGTTCTTCGTATTGGAGAAAATATCTAGCAAATAGTGCTGCTTCAAATTATGTATTTGGATTAGGTGGTGCTGCAGCAGGAATTGTAACTACAGGATATGTTTCTGGATTCAATCTCGTTGCAAACGGTGGTTGGGATCAAGATGCTGACAATAAAGTTGTTTTCTCCTCAGTTGGTGCTATCACATATACTTTAACTGGAGGCACTGATTACGGCGGTAAGTCTGGAATATCAACTAGCGGCGCTCTTACAGCATCTCTTTCTGAATTGTCAGCAGGTTATGATAACTTCGAGTCTACTGAAAATCACCAAATTGATTTTCTTCTAATGGGATCTGCGGCATATGATATTGTTACTGCCCAATCACTAGCAAATAAATTGATTTCTGTGGCAGAACTAAGAAAGGATGCAGTTGCATTTATTTCGCCATATAGATCTTCATCTCTAACAGATACTTCAACTCAAACTGCTGTTACAGTTAATTCTGCAGAGAATACAACTAATAATATTATCAATTTCTACTCATCGGTGGCATCTTCATCATATGGAGTATTTGATAGTGGTTATAAGTACATGTATGACAGATTCTCTGATACTTTTAGATATGTTCCACTTAATGGTGATATTGCTGGTCTATGCGCTAGAACCGATATTAATAATTTCCCATGGTATTCACCAGCAGGAACTGCTAGAGGTTCTATCTTAAATGCTGTTAAGTTAGCATACAACCCAACAAAGGCACAGAGAGATCGTCTCTATTCGAACAGAATTAACCCAGTTGTATTTTCACCTGGCGCTGGAATCATCCTATTCGGTGATAGAACTGCATTCGCAAAATCATCAGCATTTGACAGAATTAACGTTCGTCGCTTGTTTATCTATCTTGAGAATGCAATCTCAGCAGCTGCTAAGGATCAACTCTTTGAATTTAACGATGAAATTACAAGAACCAATTTTGTAAATACTGTTGAACCATTCTTACGCGATGTTCAAGCTAAGAGAGGAATCACTGATTATGTTCTTGTCTGTGATGAAACAAATAATACAGCAGCAGTTATTGATTCAAATGAGTTTGTTGCTGATGTCTATATCAAACCAGCAAGATCGATCAACTTCATCGGTCTTACTTTCGTCGCCACTAAGACTGGTGTTGACTTCCAAGAAGTAATCGGAAACTTTTAATTTAGAGGTTTAAAAAACTATGGCAACCAGAAATCAACTAAATCCACCTCCTTTAAGAAAGATTACGGACTTCAAGAGTAAGTTAACCGGCGGTGGCGCAAGAAGTAATCTTTTTGAAGTTGTACTATCATTCCCCGATATTGCTGCAACAGATGCTAATGTTCTTGATAAAGCAAGATTTTTAGTTAAGGGTGCTAATCTACCTGCATCTAATGTTGCACCTATTGATGTTCCATTTAGAGGAAGAACTTTAAAAGTTGCTGGTGACAGAACATTTGAAAGTTGGACAGTTACAGTTATTAACGACACTGATTTTGCAATTCGTTCAGCATTTGAAAACTGGATGAATAAAATCAACAGAGTTTCAGATAACACTGGAGTAACAAACCCAGCAAGTTATACCGCTGATGCTTTCGTTTATCAGTTAGATCGTGATGGTTCTACATTAAGAGCATATCATTTCTATGATATTTTCCCAACTTCTCTTGGCGCAATTCCTCTTGACTACGGTACTTCAACCATTCAGGAGTTCACTGTAGAGTTCCAAATTCTCTGGTGGGAAGCAGTTAAAGGTAATTCTGCTATTGCAGGTGGTCAAGATATTAACTAAATATATCACAGTAGCAGTTTAATTTTTATAAAATGGCGAAACTTTTTGGTTTTTCGATTGAGGATAATGAAAAAAAATCCAAGTCTATAGTTTCCCCCGTTCCTCCTAATAATGAGGACGGGGTTGACTATTTTATTCAATCTGGATTTTATGGTCAATATGTAGATATTGAAGGTGTTTATAGAACCGAATATGATTTAATTCGTCGTTACCGCGAAATGGCACTTCATCCAGAATGTGATAGTGCCATCGAGGATATTGTAAACGAAGCGATCGTAAGTGATCTTTATGATTCTCCCGTAGAAATTGAATTATCAAATCTAAATGCAAGTGATCGTTTAAAAGACGTAATAAGATCAGAATTTAAATATATTAAAGAAATCATGGACTTTGACAAAAAGTGCCATGAAATTTTTAGAAATTGGTATATTGATGGAAGAATATTTTATTTGAAGGTAATCGATCAAAAAAATCCTTCTGCAGGAATTCAGGAGTTGAGATATATTGATCCGATGAAAATGAAGCATGTGAGACAGGAAAAGAAAACTGAAAATGGATTAAATGGTTATAGAAATTTAAATTTAAGATCTGGAAATGATGACGAAACTGTTGGCAATTTTCCAGATATAGAAGAATATTTCGTATATACCTATATTCCCAACTTCCCCACAGGAACTATAAGTGGTGGTTCTAAAAAAGGAATAAAAATTGCGAAGGATTCTGTAACATATTGCACTTCTGGTTTGGTAGATAGAAACAAAGGAACAGTCCTTTCTTATTTGCACAAGGCAATTAAAGCACTCAATCAATTGAGAATGATTGAAGATAGTCTTGTAATCTATAGATTATCACGTGCTCCAGAAAGAAGAATTTTCTATATTGATGTTGGCAATCTTCCTAAAGTAAAAGCAGAACAATATCTCAAGGAAGTTATGAGTCGTTATCGTAACAAACTTGTTTATGATGCACAAACTGGAGAAGTTCGTGATGATAGAAAATACATGAGTATGCTTGAAGATTTCTGGTTACCACGTAGAGAAGGTGGTAGAGGAACAGAAATCACCACTCTTCCCGGTGGTCAGAATCTTGGAGAACTTACTGATGTTGAATATTTTCAGAAAAAACTTTATAGAGCACTTGGTGTGCCAGAAACAAGAATTGCTGGTGGGGGAGATGGATTTAATTTAGGAAGATCTTCCGAAATTCTTCGTGATGAATTAATGTTCTCAAAATTTGTAGGCAGATTAAGAAAAAGATTTGCGAACATGTTTAATGATCTTCTTCGAACCCAACTTCTACTAAAGAATATTGTTTCTCCAGAAGATTGGGAACAAATGAGTGATCATATTCAATATGATTTCTTATATGATAATCATTTTGCAGAATTAAAAGAGGCAGAATTATTAACAAATAGATTAACTCTTGCAACTACTATTGAACCATATATTGGAAAATATTATTCGACAGAATATGTTCGTAAGAAAATTCTTCGCCAAACAGATTCTGAAATTATCGAAATTGATCTTCAAATTGAAGATGAAATTGCAAAAGGAATTTTACCAGATCCTAATGCACCTGTAGATGAAATGGGAAATCCATTACCACCTGATCAAGGGCAAGGAATTGAGCAAGGAGTAAATGGAGAAACTCCTTTAGAACCTACAGTTGACGCTACACCAATTGAAATTCCACAACCCAAAGGTGGGAAAATATAAATAGTCCTATAAATATAAACTAATTTTTATGGAAGAACTTATCGATTTGATTGCAACTGACGGAAAACCATCTGAGGTTTCTGAAAAAATTAAAGAATTGTTATATGCTAAATCTGCCGAAAAAGTGAACGCTGTTCGCCCAGAAGTTGCCACATTAATGTTTAATAATGAAGAACAATACGGAGACGAAGGATAATGGCAGTAAAAATAGTACAAAACGTAAATAGAATTTCTCCTACAGTATCTGTAGCAGCAACAAGCAATCCTATTGCATTAAAAAGTGGATATATTAGAGTTGCTGCAGGACTAACTGCGGTTTATGTAGAAACTGGAGGAAATCCAACAGTAAGTACAAATTCTTTTTATATTTCACCATATGGAAATGAAGTATTAAA